AGATTATGGGTACAAAAAATTCTGATCTCGTAGCCAATTTTGAAGCTACATATACAATGAGTGATGCTGGTTTGTTAACTGGAACAACCAGGATTGCTCAAGGAACTGTTGAATTAGCAGCTGGAGATAGTGATAATAATGACATTGTTATGTTAGCTCCAATACCGACAAACGCTAGAATAAGCTCATTAAAGATCGGCAGCGACACATTAGGTGGCAGCTGCACATTTAATGTTGGCTTATACACTAGCGATGGTGTTGTTAAAGACGAAGATTGCTTTGCAACTGCTGTCGCAGATGCTGGCGCAATGACAGATGTAAGATTTGAAGCCGCAGATATAAATACTTGCGGTCAAGAAGTCTACACTATTGCTGGTGATTCGACAGATCCAGGCGGACACTACTATGTAGCAGCAACTATGGCTGCTGATGGTGGTACTGCTGGTACAATGTCATTCATTATTGAATACGTTATAAACTAAAACTTTAGCAGCGCAGCAATGCGCTGCTTCTTTATAGGAATTATTATGGCTTCAGTAGTAGATATTTGTAACTCAGCTTTGAATCAAATCGGTGCATCTAATATTATTTCTCTTACAGAGGATAGTAAAGCTGCCAGGATATGCAATCAAAGATATGAGTTTGTAAGGGATGCAACATTTAGATCTCATCCCTGGAATAGTTTGATAACCAGGCAGACACTAGCACCTGATGCTGATGCGCCTAGTTTTACTTTTGCAAAACAATTTACGCTGCCTACTGATCCATTTTGTTTGCGAGTCTTAAAACTTTCAGATCCAGAAATAAAGTTTGAGCTTGAGGGTAGAAAAATTTTATCTGATGAAAGCACAATCAACCTGGTGTTTGTAGGAAAAGTAACTGATCCAAACCAATATGACACTCTTTTGCTAGAAACTATTGTGGCTGCACTAGCAGCTGATATAGCTTATCCTTTATCTGGTAGTATTAGCCTGGCATCTCAGCTTGCAACTTTATATAGAGATAAATTAAAAGAAGCCAGGTTTGTTGATGCAACTGAGGGTAATACAACTAATACTTCTAGTATCCAGGATAGCGAGGTATTAGCTGCAAACACATTTATTAATGCGAGGTTGTAAATGGCTAAGGCTTCACCTCCATTTAATAATTTTACTGCTGGTGAATTATCGCCCAGGTTAGAGGGCCGCACTGATGTAAACAAATATTTTAATGGCTGCAAAAAGTTACAAAACTTTTTAATACATCCTCATGGCGGTGCGAGTCGCAGACCTGGTACAAAGTATGTAAACTCTGTAAAAACAAGTTCAAATTTTACCAGGCTAATACCTTTTGAATTTAATGTTGAGCAAGCTTATATATTAGAATTTGGTGAAAACTATTTTAGAGTACATAAAGATGGTGGCACTGTAGTTTCTGGCGGCAGTCCAGTGGAAGTCGCAACTGTTTATACAAGCGCTCAGGTATCTGAAATAAAGTTTACACAAAGCGCTGATGTTATGTATCTGGTGCATCCATCACATCCAGTACAAAAGATAACCAGGACAAGTCATACTGCCTGGACAATAACGGAGGTAAATTTTCTCCGTGGTCCTATGCAAGATCCTAATACGACAACTACAACTTTAACTGCAAACGGCCGCACTGGTAGTGTAACAATTACTGCAACCGCAGATACTTTTGTTTCTACTGATGTAGGAAGATTAGTAAAGCTGCATGATGGTTTTGCAAAGATAACAAACTTTTCAAGTGCAACTTCTGTTACCGCAACTGTCCAGGAAAATGCTGAGGGTAGAACTGAGCTGATGCCAAGCTATACCGCAACAACTATTGCATTTTTTGAGGGAGATCCAAGCTCAACTGGCCTGGAACACAATGATAGAATTACAGATACTGCTGGCAATTTTGTAACTGAGGGTTTTAAAGTAGGCCAAAAAGTTACAATATCTGGTGCATCAAATGGCGGTAATAATAAATCAACTGCCGTTTTATTGGTCCAGGTTACTGCTGATACAATTTTGTTTTCTCCAAGTGTCGACCTGGTGAATGAATCAGCAAGTGCTTCAGTAACAATAAATGGTGCGCTAGAAGCTGATGATAATTTTAGCCTGGGAGCATTTAGCTCAACAACTGGCCATCCAGCAGCAGTTACATTTTTTGAGCAGCGCCTAGTTTTTGCAAATACAACTGCACAACCGCAAACTTTGTTTTTTTCAGTAGGTGGCAGCTTTGAAGATTTTGCAGATGGCATAGATGCTGATGATGCTTTGACATATACTATTGGATCTAACCAGGTAAATGTAATTAGGTATCTTACATCAAGTAGAGTTTTGATTGTTGGAACAAGTGGTGGTGAATTTGCAGTTAGTGCAAGTGGTGCAGCTGAACCTTTATCACCTACAAACGCTCAAATAAAACGCCAGGCAAACTATGGATCTGCAAATATTCAGCCTATCCAGGTTGGTAACGTAACTATGTTTGTTCAAAGAGCATCAAGGAAAGTAAGAGAGCTTGTATATAATTTTGATTCCGATAGTTACCAGGCTCCAGATTTAACTGTTCTTGCAGAGCATATTACTGATAGCGGTATAACAGAAATGGCTTTTCAGCAAGAGCCAGACAATATTGTTTGGTGTGTTTTAACAGATGGCCGTTTTGTTGGCATGACATATAGACGAGAAGAAAATGTTGTTGGCTGGCACGAACATATTATTGGTGGATCTTTTGGATCAGGTAATGCAGTGGTTGAAAGTGTTGCCGTTATACCAGGTGATCTCAACGAAGATAATGTTTACCTGGTTGTTAAAAGAACTATAAATGGCGCAACGGCAAGATACATAGAAACTTTTTCAAATTTTGATTTTGGTACTGATGTTCAAGATGCTTTCTTTGTAGATAGTGGATTAACATATAGCGGATCTGCAGCAACCACAATATCTGGCCTTAATCATTTAGAGGGCCAAAGTGTGTCAATCCTGGCGAATGGCGCTACACATCCAAACAAAACAGTATCTTCTGGATCAATAACTTTGGATAGATCAGTTACAAAAGCACATATTGGATTAGGTTTTGATTCAACCTTACAAACAATGCGAGTCGATGCTGGCGGCACTGAGGGTACGGCCCAGGGCAAAATAAAAAGAATACATGATATTACATTGAGATTATTTAGAACTGTTGGAATCCAGGTAGGTAGCAGTGAAAGTGAAATAGATAGAATACCATTTAGAAGCTCAGCTGATGATATGAACACTGCTCTTTCATTGTTTACTGGTGATAAAGAATTAGAATTTAGAGGTGGTTTTGACAATGATGGATTTATTGTAGTCAAGCAAAATCAACCTTTGCCAACAACAGTATTAGCAATTTTTCCAAGGCTGCAAACTTTCGATCAATGATAGTAGCAGATTACAAGCCAGAGCATGGCCAGGAAATACTTGATGGCAAAATGAATAAAGGTGCGCCGCAGCACATAAAAGAACATTTGGATTTTGCAAAAGGACTTCATGTTCCTGGTCAATCATTTAGTGCAATAGATAATGGCCACCTGATAGCTTGCGGCGGTATCAAACAATTATGGCCAGGAGTTGCTGAAGTTTGGTTTTTATCAACTGATAAGGTCCATAGTCATGTAAGACCAGTGATGAAAATAATTTTTAAGTATTTGCCAAGGCTGATAAAAGAGCAAAAACTAGTTCGTATTCAATCAGCAGTAAGAGCAGATTGGCCAGAAGCTCAAAGGTTTGCTCAGTTTATGGGATTAGAAAACGAGGGCCTTATGAGAAAATATGGTCCAGATGGTAGCGATTATTTTAGATATGCAAAGGTTTTTTAATGGGTATTGAAGCAGCAATAGCATCAACTATAGTTAGTTCGGTAGTAGCCGCTAACGGCGCTAGAGCCGTTGGTAAAGCTCAGCAAGCAGCTAATAATTTTAATGCAGATATAAATGAGCGTAATGCCCTGGCTAATGAACAAGATGCAGTGCAATTAAAAATAGCAAGCCAGCTTGATATTGCGAGATTTCGTAGAGAGTTTTCCGATCTCCAGGATGCAACAAGCCAGGCATTTAGATATAATGGATTTGTTGCTGAGGGTGGTACGCCATTGAAGATTGCCCTGGCAAATGCAAAAGAAGCTGATGAAGAAATAGCTATAAGAAAATATAATGCAGCGGTTGGTGTCCAGGAGCTTGAAGAAAGCGCCGTTCAAAATAGGATGCAAGCACAACTGAATAGATTATATGGATCGACTGCAAGAACTGCTGGTAATATAAACGCTGGTGTAAGTTTACTAAGAGGATTTAGCTCAGCTGCAAATATACAAGCTGGTGCAAATCTTAACAGACAATCAATCCAGAATAATATTAATTTACAAAAACAAACTGCACAAACGAGGTTTGGTTAATGAAAGTACCTACATTTAATAGACAAACTGCCAGGACAACTGGCACTGGTGCAAGGCAACTTTCAGTACAAGCAAGTCCTGGTGCTTTATCGCAAGCAGCACAAGCAACTGCAAGGCTTGGTGAAGCTGCACAAACTGCATCATTAAATGCTTTGCAAATGGCAGAGCGCCAAAAAACTGAACAATTTAAGGCAGCAGAACAAAAGAAATTAGCTTTTTTTGAAGCTGAATTAAAAAATAAATATGAATCAGAACTTGCTGATGGAACATTAAAATATAACCAGGCATTGAATGATGCTGCGCTTGAAGCTTCTAAAATGGATCCCAGCCTTAGTAATAGATATTTCAATGCAACTTCTGAAAAACTAAAAAAAGATTTATCAAAAGGTTTTTCAAGTAAAGCTGCGCAAAGAGATTTCCTAATTAAAGCAGACCTGGCTTTCACAAATAAAAGTGTGTCAGTTAGATCTAATACATCAAACAGATTGATTAATGAACAAGCAGCGGTTTTGATAAATTCAATAGATCATTTTAAAAAACAAGCGGTGGTTGGTAATGCAGCAGAAAAACTTGAAGCTGCAAACGAATTGTTTGGCCAAAATGGTATATATGCAAAGCTTGTTAGCTTGGGATATATGACAAACACTGAAGCTACTGTAAAACGCCAGGCAGCTCAAAAAGATATTTTAAAAAATTCTGTAGTAGATAACTTTCAAAAAATTGGAACTATTGAGGGAAAAGAAAAATTTATAGAAAACTTAGAAAAAAATCCACCAGGAACAATGGATTCGGTAGAAGCCAGAGTTTTGGTTAGGAATCTAAGAACTGATATAAAAAATATGAAAGCCATAAATAAAACTCAAGCGGCATCATTAAAATTAGATCTTAAAGATGTAAATAAAATTTTAACAAAAGGCGGCACTGTTGATATTGAAGTAATTAATGGTTTGGAAAACAAAGCCAAATCAATGGGCGCAGAGGGTGTGGAATTGATAGCACTGGCTAACAATTTGAAATTAAAAAAACAAATATTTGATGTTGCCAGGAAAACAAATATGGCATCTCTTACTGCTGAAATCACAAAGTATCAAACCGAGGGAATACCTGGAGCTGGCGCAGCTGGCATAGATACATTGATTGAAGCAGAAATAGTAAACGATCTAAAAACTCTTGAAACAAATATGAGATCCGAACTTAAAAGAGATCCGCTTACTTTTGCTGAAAGAGCTGGGAATACAAAAATCACGCCTATAAATTTTGTTGATGTAGTAGCTAATCCTGGTGATAGATCTTTAGCTGGGAGCTACGAAGTTCGTGTTAGTAAAAGAATAAGTGAAGCTCAGGCCGTATCTGGTCAGTATGGATCTGCCCTAAAATTTTTGAAAGATGAGGAAGCCAGCAGTTTAAAAGCATTTTTTGAAGCTAGCACCACAAGCACAGAACAAAAGCTTTTAGTTTTAAATAAATTAAACCAGGGTTTTGGTAGACACGCTTCAGATGTTTTAGCGGAGCTATCACAAAAAGGCGCACCAGAACTTGCGCATATTGGCGGTCTTATGCAACTAGGTTTGATTGACAATGCAAAGTTTGCATTGCAAGGTTTAGATCTAAAAAATGCTGGGAAAAAAGCTCCAGAAGCCACAAATATAAACACACAATCAGAATACTCTAATACGCTTGGAAGTGCTTTATTATTTGCGCCAGCTGAAGTCCAAGGAGCAGCAAAGCAAGTATCTGATCTTATCTATAATAAATTAGCAAGCGATCAAGGATTACAGTTTTTTAGAAACAATGTATATGCTGATGCAATAAAAATGGCAGTAGGTAATGTTGATAAAGTAAATGGCCATCCAGTAATAATACCAAAAGAACTAGATGCAGATAAACTTGAAGATATGCTCGATGACATAAAGTTAGAAGATTTTGCAGCTCAAGGTTTTAACATAGATGCAAAGCTTCTAAAAGATATTCAAGATGAAGAATACAATCTTTATGTTGTCGGAGATGGTAAGTACAAGCTAGCCAGGGGAACGCCTGGTGATCCAGATTTTTTAATTGCTGGTGATAAAAATGGTAATGAAATTATATTAGATGCTCTTAAATTCTATGGTTTTGGTCAATGAGTTTTCTTTATACAAAAGAGGAGGAGCAGCGTACTGGAACAAAAGCAACGCCTGGTACAGTAGTTACAACTGGTGAAGCAAGTTTCATTGATAACCTTAAAGCTGCTTACAAGTATAGTGAATATAATAATACTTCAGTATCAGAATCTATTGTTATGGAGGAGCAGTGGGATCCATACATACAAACAATAAATGAAAATAAACAAAAGCTTGGATTGCCTAATGATGTTGTAAATCCTGGCAAACTTTTATCAATGGCTATTTTCAATGAAGAAAAAAAGTATGCTGGGTATGAAAAAAAAGTAAAAGAAATATCAAAGATTATAAAAGATAATCCAGATCTCTTTGGTGAGTTTAGCCATGAAAAACTTATTGAAAATGCCAAAGAACAAGCAAGGCTTGCTTTCAAAGAAAACCAGGAGATAACAGAACGATCACCAAGTTTTAGTAATGTATTAGCCAGGTTAACTGGTGAAGCTGGATCACTAATACAAGATCCAGTTATTATTGGTAGTTTAATGTTTGGTAATGGTCCTGGTAAACTTTACCAGCTAGCTTTGAATCAAGCTATAATTGGTGCTGGATCAGAAGCACTAATTCAGAACAATGTAAAAAAATGGTATAAAAGCACTGGCCTTGAATACACTGATGCACAGTTCTGGCAAGCGATTGCTTTTGGTGCTGGCTTTGGTGCAGCATCTCCTTTTGTTTTTAGAGCTGGTGGCAAGACAATATCTTTTACAAGCGATCAGATAAAAAAAGGAATAGATGCCTACAAAAAAGCTGGTTTTATAAAACCAAATAGTAAAGCAGATTTACTTGTAAAAGCTGCTCAAAATTCAGAAGATGCAGTAAATTCAAATCCTTTATCAAGTGAATCCGAGCATTTACAAAGATTGAATGATGCTGAATCAGCAATAGAATCAAATGACCTGGTAAACATAAACGAAGTACCAGAATCAAGCGTTATCAAACCAAAGAATGTTTTTGAATCTGATAATTTAAATAATGAAGTTTTTAAGTTTGATCCAGATAATTTACAAGTGGATGCAAAACTTTTTCAGTTCAAAGCTGGTGGTGATGCTCAGGGTGTAACTGATGCTTTGCAAGGTGTAAAAAAATGGGATCCAATAAAATCTGGACAAATTGTAGTTTATGAATATGCCGATGGTAGGCAGTTTATTGCAGACGGCCATCAAAGATTGGGCCTGGCTAAAAGATTAAAAGCTGAGGGCCAGGATGTAACTTTATATGGAATGAAGATAAGAGAGGTTGACGGATTTACTCCAGCTTATGCCAGGGTAACTGCTGCACTCAAAAATATTGCTGAGGGTACTGGCACTGCGGTTGATGCTGCAAAGGTATTGCGAGTAGATCCAAGTAAGATAAGTGAGCTGCCGCCAAGATCAAACCTGGTAAAACAAGCCAGGGCGGTTGTAAACCTTACCGATGAATTGTTTGGTATGGTTGTAAATGATGTAGTACCAGCAAAGTTTGCAGCGGTTGTTGGAAGATTGATTCCAGATGATTCAGCATTACAAGAAGCTGCAATGAGAGTGTTGGCCAGGAATATGCCAGACAATGAGTTCCAAGCTGATGCTATAGTAAGACAAGTTATTGAGTCAGGAGTAAGAAAAGAAACAACCGCAAACCTTTTTGGCGAAGAAGTAATGGCTGAAAGTTTCTTTGTAGAAAGAGCCAGGATATTAGATATGGCACAAAAAGCATTACGCCAGGATAAAAATGCTTTTCAAAACCTTGTAAATAATGCAGAAAGATTAGAAGCTGAGGGAAATCAGCTAGCAAGAAACGCTAACCAAGAAAGGGTATCAAAAGATGGCCAAGCGATCACGCTCATCACAACGCTTGCAAACAGAAAAGGGCAACTTAGCGATGCCCTCAACGATGCAGCCAGACTTGCCAGGGAAAGCGGCAACTATACCAACGCTTCAAGAGGATTTATTAACTCTGTCAGATCTGCAATTAACCAGGGCGATTTCAACCGCCTTGAGTTTGGCAACGTCAGACGCTCTTTCGATGGTGAAGCGAAAGTCCGCACAAGTGAGAATGAACCAACAAACTCAAACCTCAACGACTTTGACGAACCAGCTGGACCAGGATCCAGGCAGCAATCAAATCAGTTAGAAGAAGATCAGTTTGGTGAGTTAAGACGGCAAGAGGGTTTTTTATCGGACCTGGAAGCTAGGCAAGATCTAAATACAAAGCTTGACCAGGGCATGACGGATGCTGAGATAGACAATCATCCAGCAGTGATTAGAGCTATTGAAGAAGCTGATGCAATACCAAAAACACATGAAGCTGCGAACTATGGATCAAAAGATTGGTTTGATAATAGAGAGTTTGTTGTTGACGGAATGAACTTAAAAGGGTACGCTCAAGGCGTAAACTCGCTAATTGACAGAGCGAAAAAGCTGGCATACACCGATGCGAAGCTTGAAGTACCACCAGGATATAAAGTAAAAACTGAGAAAAAAGCAGTAATATTACTTGGTCCTCCAGCTGCTGGTAAGAGTACTTTTGCTAACCAAATTGCAAGAAAACTTGATGCAGCAATCATAGATTCTGATGATGCAAAAAAAATATTACCAGAATTTCAAGGTGGCATAGGTGCAGCTGCGGTGCATGAGGAAAGCTCTGCACTAGCAAAGCTTGTTAAAGATTTGATTACTGATGAGGGATCTAATGTAGTTATCCCAAAAGTGGGAGATACAGTAGGCAGTATTCAGAAACAAATAGATAATCTTAAAGCAAAAGGTTATACAGTTACACTAGCAAATATGGATGTAACGCCGCAAAATGCACTAACCAGGATGCTAAAAAGATTTATTAATACTGGTAGATTAGTCGATCCAGTTTATGTTAGAAGTGTAGGAGCAAAACCTAATTCAACTTATGCAAGTTTAAAACAACAAAGGAAAGCTGATGGTTACGCCGAAGTCGACAACAACCAAAAACTTGGAGAAATCCCAACAATCCGAGAAGATACAGACGGAATCTTTGAGGGGTTACAATTTCGCAGCAGCGGAGGAGAAAGGGGAGCAAGTGGCGGAGCAGTGGTTGACAACATCCCAGGGCAAAGAATTGATGGCCCAGGTCAAGAAATTGCAGAACAAACAAGCTTAGTCGATGATTTAGATTTAGAAGTTCCAACAGAACTAACTGTAGATGGCGATAGTATTGTAGCCAAAACACAAACATTAAAAGAATTACAAGAAGAATTTGCGCAAGACCAGCGTATGCTGGACCGCCTTGAGGGTTGTGTAGTATGAGTTTTTTGGATTGTATTACTAATGGTAATCGTGAGGGAAACCTAACTGATGACCAGGCAAGGCTTGCTAGTGATCTATATATTGGATTAGATGTAGAATACCAGGGCAAAATGAATAGAGGTGCAGCTGCTGCAAGAGCTGCAAAAGAAACTTTTGAAAGTTTACAAAAGCTTGCTTCTGAAAAGAAAAGAAAAAAGTTACTCCAGGTCCAGGCGTTCAAACAAGTAGATAAAAATTTAAATGAATATAGAGGTTTTGGAGATAAACAAGACTATGCAAAAGCAGCTGAAGCTCTAATAGAACAAGATATTTTTTCAAAATATTCTAGCCTGGTGCAACGTCAACAAGCTATTGAGCAAAGAGCTACAAGTAAAATGTATGATGTTCTGGCTACATTTAAAAGAAACTTGCTGGGATCTACAAGAAACAAAGCGCAACTGAAAAATATGGTCAGGGAAGTTTTTGGAGAAACTACTGATGATGTAAGCGCAAAAGAGTTTGCAATAGCCTGGAAAGAAACTGCCGAGGATCTAAGATTACAATTTAATAGAGCTGGTGGATCTATTCCAAAAAGATCTGATTGGGGATTGCCGCAGCAACATGACCAGATTGAAGTAGGCAAGGCTGGTATGTCAGAATGGGTTAGCTTTGTAAAAGACAGACTAGATCCAGAAAAAATGTTAGACCATGAAACTGGTCTTAAAATGACTGAAGATAGATTAATATTTGCTTTACAAGATGTATGGGAAACAATTAGCAGCGGTGGTTTAAATAAAGTAAAACCTGGCGCAATGGCTAGCAATAGAAAATCTTTGGCTAATAGCAGAACAGATCATAGATTTTTAGTTTTCAAGGATGCGGATGCCTGGTTAGAATACCAGGAAAAATTTGGTAATACTAATGCTTTTGATGTGATGATGGGCCACATTACATCTATGTCAAAAGAAATAGCACAGATGGATATATTAGGTCCAAATCCTCTGGCAACTTTAGATTTTATCAAAACTAAAATAAAACAAAATGTAGAGCCTGGAGATCCAAAGGCTATAAACAAAGCTAACAAATCTGCAAATTATATAGATACATTATATAACGGCTGGTCTGGTAGGGTTAATCAGCCTATTGATGGATTTTTTGGAAACACTTTTGCTGGTCTAAGATCTATACTTACTTCAGCGCAACTAGGTGCTGCATCAATATCAGCAATAACTGATTTTAACTTTCAAAGAATTACCAGGGGTTTTGTTGGATTACCGCAAGTAAGCACTGTAACTGATGTTTTGAAATTATTAAATCCTTTGAAAGCTGAAGAAAAAGGCAAGCTTGCAGTAAGGCTAGGTTTGATAGCTGAGGGATGGACAACTGTAGCGGCTGCGCAAATGAGGTATGTCGGTGATGTATCTGGTCCAGAAATAACCAGGCGTATATCTGATTTTGTTATGAGGGCAAGCTTTTTATCTCCGCTTACTCAAGCTGGTAGATGGGCGTTTGGTATGGAGTTTTTAGGTTACCTTGCAGATCAAGCGCCAAAAGCATTTAACGAGTTAGACGAGCCTATAAGAGCAAGCTTACAAAGATATGGTATAGGATCCGATAAGTGGGATATAATTAGATCTACAGATTTGTATGAATATGATGGCGCAAAATTTTTAAGCCACGAGAATATAGCAGCAAGAACAGATATAGATAGTAATACTGCCAGGGATTTATCTCTTAGAGTATTAGAGATGATAAATACTGAAACAAACTTTGCAGTGCCATCATCAAGCTTGCGAGGTAAGGTTGCTTTGATAGGTAACACTAATCCTGGAACAATAGCTGGTGAGCTTTCCAGGTCTTTTGCAATGTATAAAAACTTTGGAACAACGCTAGTAAATACACATTTAGTAAGAGGAGTAACACAAAAAGGCGCTGCTAGAAAAGGCACATACCTGGCTGATTTTTTAATTACTGGAACAATTATGGGTGCGCTAGCCTTGCAGCTCAAAGAAATGTCAAAAGGCCGTGATCCTAGACCAATGACAAGCGCTGAGTTTTGGGGAGCTGCATTTATGCAAAGTGGCGGCCTTGGTATTTTTGGTGATTTTTTAATGTCCGACCATAATAGATTCGGTGGCGGCCTAGCACAAACAATAGCTGGCCCAGTAGTAGGCTTGGCTGAAGATGTTTTAAAATTAACAATGGGTAATGTTCAACAAGCTATAGAGGGTGAAGATACAAACTTTGCAAGTGATATGGTGAGGTTTGCTGGTAGATATACTCCAGGCAGCTCCCTTTGGTATTCAAGGTTAGCTTTAGAAAGAGGTATATTGAATCAATTAGAACAAATGGCAGATCCAAAAGCTGCAAGAAAATTTAGAAACATAGAAAGAAGATATGCAAGAGAATACAACCAATCTTACTGGTGGCGGCCTGGTAGTGCAGCACCAGATAGATCAGTAGATTTATCCAACATTTTTGAGGAATCACGATGACAGTAGATATTACAATTATTAAAAATTCTGCAAGCGGTAATGGTACACAACACTCATTTCCATACGGATTTAAAATTTTTGCTGATGGCGATTTAGATGTAATCATTAGAAGCTCTACTGGCACTGAAACAGTTAAGCAGCTAAATACTGATTATATTGTTACTAATGCTGGTAATGATAGTGGTGGTAATGTTTTATTTAAATTTAATACTGGCACAAGTAGTGATGCACATTTTTCGAGTACAGACAAAAGACCGCAATCTGGCGAAACTGTAATTTTAAGGCGTGGTTTAGATATTACACAATCGACTGATTATGTAGCTAATGATCCTTTCCCAGCTGAAAGCCATGAAGATGCCCTGGATAGATTGACATTGATAAGCCAAGAGTTACAAGAAGAACTTGGAAGATCTATAAAACTTTCTCGTACTAATACAATGACATCTACTGAATTTACTGTAGGTGCTACGGATAGAGCTAGTAAAATTCTTGCTTTTGATAGCAGCGGTGAGATTGCGGTTACTCAGGAGTTAGGAACATTTAAAGGTAATTGGGCGGCAAGTACAGATTATGTTATTAGAGATATTGTAAAAGATACAAGTACAAATAATATTTTTATTGTTACCGCAGCTCATACATCAAGCGGATCCCAGCCATTAACAACTAATGCTAATAGTGCAAAATATTCACTTATTGTGGATGCAGCAAGCGCAACAACAAGCGCATCCAATGCAGCTAGCTCTGCAACGGCAGCTGCGAATAGCGCAACGGCTGCTGGAAATAGTGAAACTGCTGCTGGAACAAGCGAAACAAATGCAGCTACAAGCGCAACAAAAGCTCAAAATTATGCAATAAAAGTAGATGGAGCCGTTGAAAGTTCTAACTATTCAGCAAAAGCCTGGGCCATAGGTGGCACTGGTGTAAATGATACTGCTGGAGCTGGAGCTGCAAAAAATTGGGCCACGGAAGCTGATACAGTAGATGGAACAGAACATTCATCAAAAACATATGCGGTGAGTGGATCAACATTAAATTCTGGATCATCAAAAAACTGGGCGCTTGGTGGTGGCGATAGTTTTGCTAGCAGCAATACTGTCGGAAATACTGGTTTATATTCGGCCAGGTATTATGCAGAACAAGCTGCATCTTCTTTTGATTCATTCGATGATAAATATTTAGGCAGTAAAAGCTCAAATCCGTCTGTAGACAATGATGGTAATGCCCTTGCAACTGGTGCTTTATATTTTAACACTGGCGATAATACATTAAGAATTTATAACGGATCTGCCTGGGTAACGGCTGCGGTTGATACAAGTAGTTTTGCTGGTCAAGGTTTTGCAGTAGCAATGGCTATAGCTTTATAGGAGTAAAAAATGGCACAAAATTTTAGACAATATAAATTTAAAGAGATAGGTACTTCTGAAACCGATATCCCAGATGGCAGTAACTTTGATAGCTTTGATTGTCTTATATCAATAAGAATGACAAACATTACAACTAATGCAATATCGGTTGATGCTTATATAGAAAACAGTAGTAATAAATTTTATTTGATAAAAGGCGTAACTATACCAGCTCATAGTAGTTTAGAATTAATTGATGGCGGATCAAAAATTGTTGTTATTAGCGGCGATAGATTATATTTTAAATCAGATACTGCATCTAGCTTAGATGTAATTGTATCAGCAGTAGATGCTATAAGCACATAGGTGAAACATGGGATATG